ACGAGGTCTGCGGTGTGCGCAGGGTCTGCATCTCGGCAATGTCGGCCGAGGCGTTGATCGACTCCATGCGCCACAGGTGCTCCTGAGCGCCCTGCTTCATCCGCAGTTCCATCAGGGCGAGTTCGTGCTGGTACTCCTGCTTGCGCTCGAACCACTTGAAAACTTGCGGTACGACAGGGCCGAGGAAGCCCGTAATGAAAGAAAGGATCTCAAGCATGGTGTTTTTTGTCCCGGTACTCGGGCGGCAGGCCCAGCCTGTCGCATTCGCTGATGTAAGCACGCTCGCAATGTTTGACGAGCGGCCACGCGCCGTCGCGGAAGTACAGCCACAGATCCTGCGGCCAGAACAGCACATCAACGAACACCCACATGACGCGCCAGCGCCCCCAGCGGTTGGCCTTCTTGTCCCGATGGCCCAGCCGGAAAGACCGTGCGGAGATGGTCTCATCCGCCCAGCCGGCGAGGATGGCGTTGGCCAGTTGATCCAGCGCCACGAAGACCTGATGCGCCCAGATGCGTCTCATGACGGGGTGTAGATGGCGGGCCACGCGATGGTGGCCGGGTTGAAGCCAACCGGGTCGGCGGTGGCTTGTGCAATCGCCTGCTGCGCGGCGGCGAACGTCGTGGTGTCCTGCACGGTTGCGGCCTGAAACAGTAGCTGCGCGAGCGCCGGGGTCATCGTCACGAAAGTTCCATCCATCGTCTTCCACTGGATGCCGGTCGGCAGGTTCGCACCCATCATGACGAGCCCAAGCTGCTGCGTGCGGCTCACGGTGTCGGAATGGAACCACTTGCCCGCGACGGGGTAGCCGCCTTCGAGCGTGCGGCGGTCGCGCTCGGCCTTGATCTGCGTGATGTGGTTGGCGAGACGCTCGGCAGTGCGTGCGGCGATGTACTCGTCACGCTGCTCGGCAGCGGTGGCTTCCGGGGTGTCCGTGAAGACCGGGCCGGGGATGTAGCGGGTGTACCACTTGCCGCTGATGAGGATGACGCCGGAGCGCATCGAGTATTGCCAGAACTCCAGCCCCGTGGCCTGCGGCCCCTCAAATACCGGATCGGCACCAATCGCCGCCAGCACTTCGGGCGTGGTCTGACCCCATGTGGGGCCGTTGTTCTCACGGCAGTAACGACGCAGTTCGTCCTCCGTCATCACCGCACCGTTGGATTGGAGTCTGAATTCCATGTTGGTTCCTCAGGCGATGCTCAGGTAGATGTAGGAAGCGGTGTTGATGTTGACGTTGTTGCCGCCTGCGTTGCTGAGTTCAAACCCCAGCGAGTAGGTGTCAACCCAGTCGGTCGTCGTGACTTCAGCCGCTGTGGAGTTCAAGAGCAGGTACGGATCGTTACCCGCCACGATGCCGCGTGCGCTGTCCCAGACGTACCAGTCGCCGGTTGAGTCCGTGCGCTTGATGAGGACGAAGCGTGCGCCAGCAGCGAAGCCGCAGTCGATCTGAAGGGTCGCGCCTGTGCCGGTGTAGCTGCCGACCTTGCTCACGCCGGGGCAGGTGGCGAAGAGGTAGGCGACGAACTTGTACCCGTTTGCGTTTGTCACCACTCCAGCACCAACCGCAAAAGTGGATTGTGACGGGGTGGTGTTGTTCCAGTACGTTGATGCGCCGTAAGTGGCGTAACCGTCTGTTTGGTTTAGCCTGAGTATGTACTGATTTCCGATACTTGAAGAGTAAACGGTCCAAGGCTCTCCAGCAAGGTCTCGAACCTTTACAATCATTAGTTCAGGAGCCGCATTGAGCGAATGACTTATTGTTTGCGCAGCTACTGTCCCCGTATAGCAAACCACATCGAAGAAGCCGGGGGCGCGGCGGAAGAAGTGGTTAACCTGAGATGGGTTGCTAGACCACCACGTTGTAGTGGGGCGCAGATCAGTTTGCGTGCGCTGCTCCCAAGTGTAGGAAGTGTCCTCGCTGTCAGTGCTATTGGATCGCAGATTTCTCCAACCAGTGAGTCGCGTCAACCACCACGGATCGGTGGTGCTGTTTCGTTGCCTGTTGATCCACAAGTCCGCAGCCGCCGGGTCCGTCACAACCGAAGTGGTGGAATTGATGTTGTTGCTGTTGACGGTCGAGCTATACACACTCGCCCCGCTCGTCGGCTTGCGCATCGGGCCGCGGCGGATGGCGATGTAGATGTAGGTGGCTGTATTACCTGCCGAAGCAACAGAAAAACCTGTTGCTGACACAGTAGGCCTAGCAGAATTTGTTGTTTCTGCGTTAGAAGAGTTTGGGAAAAGCAGTTGCCTTGCTCCTGTAACAGGCATCCCACGCATACTATCGTATAACTCCCAATCCCCTCCTGTACTACTGGATTGCTTAATCAGCACCCACTGCGGCTCATACCCCAAATTCACCGTCGCGTTGCCGCTACCATCCGTCGTAAACGACCCACACGAAATCACATTGTCCGTACCCGAGTCGCCGAAGCCCCCGGCGTCGTGGGCGAAGAGGTAGGCGACGTAGGTGATGCCGCTGTCGTTGACACGCGGGTCGGTGCCCACCGTGAACTGCGTGGAAGTGGGGTCGGTGTTGTTCCAGTACGCGCTGCTGGTGGTCTCGCTGTTATCAAGGTCGAGACGCAAGAATTTGCCGTTACCTAGCGAACGGTGATAGACCGCCCAGCCGACAGCCGAGTTAGTAGCTTTTACGATGATGCAGCCGGGGGTAGAGCCAAGGTTATGAGAGACTGTACGGGCAGAGCCCGTCCCCGTATACGTCACCACATCAAAGAACTTCGGCTGCTTGGCCCAGGTCCAGCTTGCGTAGGTTGCACCGCTACTGTTAACTACGGTCTCATAATTAACGCCAAGAGAAAACCCATCGCTGTTAAAACTTGTTAAATCCTGACCAGACGTGAATTCAGCACTTTGTTGCCCTGTTGAATTTGAAATAAGATATTTTTTACCTCTTTGAGTATCTATTATGTAATTTGATGTTGCATTGCTTCTACTCTTAATCCAAACCAACCCACCCTTTCCCGCCAAGTCAATCCCGTTGGTGATCGTCTGGGTTGATCCGTTGCCGGTGTATAAAAACACACTGAACGCATCTTCTATATACACCTTCTGCCCAGCAGCGGCGCTGCCATAGGCGTCGTACGACGCGACACCGGAGGTTGCTTGCAGGGGCATCGCTTACGCCTTGAACTGATTGACCGAGGCCAGCACGGTGAACGTGGCGCTGCCGGTCTTGATGATCAGGTAGCGGTAGCTGTCGATACCACTCGCGTTACCCGCCGTAGGCGCTCCACCGATCCACCGCGTCGTCACGCCGCTGGTCGTGCCGTCCACCTGCACCACGTTGTTGTAGTAGGCTGTAGCGCCCTGCGTCACCAAGAACGCCGCCGTGATCGACTGCCCCGTCGCCAGCGCCGTGTTCAGCGAGGTGCCGCTGCTGGCCCGGAAGTTCGTCGTCCAGTTGGCCGAGGCGTTGCTGGTGTAGTACAGCACCGACTGCGTGGTGAGATCGTAGTTGATCGTGCCCGTCGCCGCCGTGGCGCTGACGGTAGCTACTTCGGCCGCATCGCTGAGCACGACTGCTAGCGTGCTGGCCGAGCCCGCAAAGTTCTGCTGCCCCGTGAAGGTCTGCGCCGCCCCCAGCACCGCCACCGTGTCGGTCGCGTCCGGGAAGGTCAGCGTGCGGTTGGCCGTCAGCGTGCCGGGGGTGAACGTGATGCGGTAGGTGCTGGAGCCACCCGCGCGGCCCCCAATGACGAAGCCGTCTTGCGTTGCCGTGGCGGTGCCGAACGTCTGGCCCGTGGTGTTGTAGAACGTGTTCGCGCCCGTGAAGGCGTTGTTGGCCGACAATCCCGGCCCCGTAGGCAGCGGCGTACTCAACCAAGTCGTCCCGTCGCTCGTGAGTACGTTGCCATTCGCCCCCGGTGCGACAACCTGAACGGCCGAGGTGCCGTTGCCCAGCAAGACGTTGTTGAGCGTGAGCGAGGTTGCGCCCGTGCCGCCGTTAGCGACGCCCAAGGTGCCCGAGAAGACGGTCGATCCGACCTTCACGAAGTCGGTGCCGTTCCACGCCACAAGGCAGCGCTCGCCGGCCACCACGGTGACACCCGTCGTAGGCCCAGTCCCGCGCAGCACGATACTCTGCGTGCTGCTGGTCGCGTTGATGACGACGTACGCTTTGGTACGCGCCGGAGCCGTGATGTTGCGTGTGACCGTGCCCCCGGCCGTCCAGAGGATGATCGCCTGCCTTGCTTGGTTGGCCGCGCCCGTCGTGTCCGTCAGCGTCACGTCAGCATCGCTGCTGAGCGTGGTCGTGCCCGCCACAGCCGAGTCCAGAAGGCTCGTGATGGCATTGTTGACCGTGTCGCCCCAAGTGCCCGTCAGGTCGCCCGTGACCGGCAGCGCAAGCCCAAGATTCGTCGTGTATGTCGTCATGGCAGTCGAATGAGGGCAGAGGTTGCAGTGGGCGGCGGCATCGTCACCACGAACGGCACAGCCGGAGTCGCCACCTTGTCAGAACCGAAGTCCAGCACCGCGATGCTCGGGTTGGTGGTCCCGTTGGCGAGGTAGATAAGCCCGCCGCGTGCAACGAACGACGCGCCCGTCCATGTGGCGTTGCTGAAGCCGAAGAACGCCGTCGTGCCCGTGGAGGTCGGCGCAGTCGTGACCGTGATGGTGGCCCCGCCAGCCGTGTAGCCCGTGCCCGAGATCTCGCCCACGGCCGTGTAGGCTGTGGTGCTCGGCCCGATGTCAGCCGTCGCGCCATAGAGCGCGAGCTTGTAGGTGCCGGCGTTGAAGTTGAACGACGCTGTGAGCAGGCCGACCTTGAACGATGTGGTGAGTCCTTGGGAGATCGGCATGTCACCTCACCGGGGTCTTCTGGAAGCCTGAGCGGTACTGATCCTGCTTCTCCGCACCGTCACCCAACCGCTTGGCGAGCAGCAGCGCTTCCTTGTACTTGTCGTCGTACAGCTTGATGAGGTCCGCTTCACCTTTGAGGAAGGTGTAGCACTCGACCAGCGCACCGTACAATAGCACGGAGTCCACGTTGTCACCCAGCCATGTCCGACCCGTTGCAGCCGTCGTGATCGACTCGGGGTAGTGGTAATACTCCAGCGCGAGGCTGTAGGCCAGATCAGGCGTCGGTCCGAGGATGAACCGAAGCTCCTTCGCATCTGCCTGATCGACCCCGTAGATGCCGTACACCTTGGGCAACCCGACAGCAGCCACCGTCGGGTACGCTTCGCGGATGAAGCTGGGGTCTTTGTTCAGCAGGTAGGTGTAGACGCCAGAGGCGGGCACCACGGCGAGGGAGTGGGCAGACAGAAAGTCCGACGGGCAGGTGACGTACGGCGACGAGATCGTGGCCGTCAACGTCGTAGCCTTCCGAGTTGCGGCGAACCCAATCGTCAGGTAGATGCGCTGCTCAGCCTGCTTGATGCAGGTGTTCACATCTACCGTGTCGAACGTGTTCTCCAAGAACCCCTGTAGGGCCGCGACAAGCTCGGTGTAGGTCATGTCTTACGCCATCGGTCCACGCGCCGTGGTGCCCTTGGTAGCCGCGCCGTTGCCGCGCGTCTTGACGCCCGAAGTCTTCGGCTCCGGGCACGCTTTGTTGGAGTATGGCCCCACCGTCACCCGCAGGTTCTGGAGGGTCGGCTCAGGCTTCTGTGCAGGCGTTTTCATTTCCCCACCTTGCCTTGGTTCTTGACGCGGGCCATGTTGCGGCCCATCTGCTGAGCCATCGCGGACGTGACACCGCCCTTGGCCATCTTGTGCATCCGCTGTTCGTGCTTCTTGACTTCAGCCGATGCGACCTTCTTCATCTTGTTCATGTAGCCCTCCGAGGCTAAGATACCGTGACTGTACCGAGTTCTGCGCGGCTCACCAAGTAGTTTGGCGTCAAGCCGTCATCGCCGTTGCGGGCACCGCCCACCGGAGCCCACCCCCACTGTGTGATGCGACTGCCGTCGCCGGGGTTGCCCAGCACGTTGAGCCCCGAGGCGACGTAGCTGCGATCCGGCCGAGGGTTGCGCACCGCCTGCGGGTCGCTGACCGGGAACGTACCAAGCAGCAGTTGAGGGTGACTGGCCTCCCAGCACTCGCGGCAGACCATGATGTTCACTTGCGTGAACTTGATCGTCAGCTGCTTAAGCTGACGTAGCTTGAAGCGAAACCCGCAGCGGTCGCACTCCGCGATAGAGTGCTTGCCTGACGCGAACGGCTGGGGCATAGCTCATCTCCCCATCGGGGAGAAGCGCGGCAGGAACCTCACCGACGCCTTCTCCCGGTCCTCGTCCGAAGCCAGCTGCCAAGCCTCGTCGTACTGCATCTTGAGCATCTGGACGCGGTCCATGCTCTCAGGCCGCTTGATCGCAAGGTAGTACGCCAACCCCGCCACCATGCAGGGCATGAAGCGGAAGGGCACGTCCATCGTGTTGGTGCCGCTGCCAGCGTCTTGGATGCGGCGCAGCCGCCAGTAGACCAGCGTGTAAGTCTGCGACGTGTCGGGCACCGGCCACAGCGTGACCGTGGGGGCGTCCACTCCGCGCTTGACGAAATACTGCAGCGGGCGGGCTTGCTGGAGCTTGTTGGGCAGCGTAGAGTAGGTCGAGACGCTAATACGCGATATAGCGATATCCGTCTGGTTGGACACCGACCCCGAGTTCGTGCGGATCACCGCCTCCATGATGTCCACGGTATCTGCCGGCAGCGTGTAGGTCGCCGTACCGGGAGTGAGCACTTGTGACAGCTGCTCAAACGTGAACATGTTGAGCCCGCGATTGGCCCAGTCTGCAAACAGCAGATTCAGGCTGCGACGCGCAGAGCGCATGTCATAGCCCGTGCGGATCTCGTAGCCGGCACGCTCCCCCGCCTCTTCGATGAGATCGACGAGGTCTAGGTCGAACAGAGTAGTGCCGGATGTGGTCATTGCTGCCTCTTCGCGGTCTTGGCCGACTGCACGAACGCTGCAGCCGTAGGAGCGCCGGAGCTACCCGGCTTGCGCATCTTCTCCCCGCTGCCTGCAGCGATCCGCTTACGCTTGGCGTGGATGTTGGCGTACAGCCCTACCTCACCACCCTCCGCGTACTGCATGAAGTCCGTGTCGTCGCGGCGCGGTTTGCGCTTAGGCTTGGGCATCTTCGAGGGGTTGATGGCCCCCATGCCGCGACTGGCGCGCATCAGATGTACCGCCCTCGGGTCTTGCCCCGCTGCGCGATGCCATCGATCTTGCCGCCCTTCTTGAAGCCTTTACCAACGTCATCCATCTTCCGCATGGCCCGTGCTTCAGCCGAACGCTCCGGCTTATAACTTGAACCATAAAGGGCCGGACCTCTACGCCCCGGCCTTACTTCCCGCGCAAAATCGCTGGCAGCTTCTTCGCCAGAATACTTCGCTCTAGTATCCGCAAGCTCCCCCATCTTCCGCATGGCCCGTGCTTCAGCCGAACGCTCCGGCTTATAGCCCGGACCTCTACGCCCCGGCCTTACTTCCCGCGCAAAATCGCTGGCAGCTTCTTCGCCAGAATACTTCACCGCTTTGGGCGTGGGTGTAGCGCGTTTCTTAGAAGCCGCAGTGCGACCCATGTTTTCGTCGTACTGCGCAGGAAACTGTTCATCAAGCATTTTACGTTCGACGGCTGCGCGCGCCCGTCGGTAAATGTCGGAGTCATCTTCAGCAAAGCGACCCCCTTTGGGAACATCTCCGCCTTCGTCGTACCGTTTCGCTTTCATTTAAGACTCCTTAGCAGGCTTTGCCGCCGCCGGCCATTTTGACTTGCTTAGCCTTGGTCTTGCCCTTCTTGGCAACACCATCAGCGGAACGCACGAAGCCGCCATTGGCAAAAGGCTTACCCTTCATGCCCTTGGCTTCAGCCATCTCGTGCTTGATCATCGACTTCGGAGCACCCTTCTTCTTCATGAAGGCCACTTCCTTCTTCATCATCGCGGGGGACTCTTTCATCTCAGACTCCTTAGCGGCACCGCCGCCAGCTTTGTGTGTTTCAAACTTGCGCCCGACAGACTGCGAGATACCGACCTTCTTGGCGAACTCAGGACTGTGCGCCACACCCTGCATCAGCCTACGCTGCTTCTCGCTGGCGTACGGCATCAGTCGCGCCCAGTGATCTTCTTCATCGTATCTGTTTCCCAAATGCGGATTCCGGTCCACAGAATGGTAAACAGCGCAGCAATAGAAGGTAGGATGTCCACGAGAGCCCCGATCACTGTTGCCACTGACAGTACATCGAGAAGCTGCTTACCTACTTCGTAATCGCTTGCCTTGTTCATGTCAGCTCACCGAAACAACTTTATGCCGTCCAACAATCTCACCAGCCGCCCTCATAGCACGTACTTTAGCTTGTGCAGCGGCTTGCATAGTGGCATTTCGTGCTTTATCCACAATGCAGGGGTGGAGCAAACCATGTTCACGAGCCGTCAGAATGCGCAGATTTGTCCAATGGTTGTTTTGGTAATCGCCGTCTATGTGATCCACATGACAACCTTCAAACAATTCCCCAACAAAGGCTTGGGCAACCAGACGATGGACAAGGAACGCCTTACAACAGATATCTCTAGGCGATCCGTCTCGCAAACGTACTTCGATGTAGGGGAGTTGCCTACCGTCGGCGGAGCGTTTCTTTGGCGTAAGCGTCATGATCCGTTCCGGCACGGGAACGAGACTTCCGGCTCTACCACGACGAAAACGCTGTACTGATTTCATGCGGCCGAAGTCACTGACTTCGTACATACCTTCGTACCCTCTAACCGGAGCCCATCGTTCAGTCAGCAATTCCATGCTTTCCTCGCTTTCCGCAGTCGGCTGTTTGGGTCTTTGGCGGCTTCAGGGAACATTTTAGCCTGCCCAGCGGAACGTGCACAAAACGACTTTCGACGGGCCGCATCTTTCTCCGTCTTGGGGTTCGGGGCCGGTGGTTTCAGGTTCATGCCCTGCGCCTTAGCCGAAGCCCTGCCTTTGGCGTTTAGCCCGCCAGCTTTCGACTGCCCTTCTTTACGCTGCCAAGCAGGTGTCTTAGCCACCTCACACCCCTTGCAGTGTGTCGAGCGTAGCCTGCGTAGTGGCGGAGTCGGCGTCCAGAGCCGCGACATAGTTGACATCGCCGCGTTGTACAGCAGCTTGACGCTGCTGTACGTTGAACGCCAGCCGGTTTTGCAACATCTTGATGAGATCTTCGAGACTCATGTTGCTGGCCCTTTATTACTGTGCGGCAAAGCCTTGCAGGCTCGCATACACCGCGCCAGCACCAGATGCCGTAGCGGTCTGAAGTTGCAGCGCCGTGTTGACCGAGCCGCGCAGCGGAACCAAGAACTGAAGCGCCCGAGGCGTTACGCCCGTGGTCGGGATGCGGGTCATCCACAGCACCTTGTGGAAGGTGGCCGTCACGCCGGTGCCGCTGATCGCCAGCGTCGAACCGCCCCGCGTAGCCGACAGGGTAATGGTCGTCGCCGCCGGCACCGTCAGCACGAAGTACGTCACGCCGGCTGTGATGCCCGTAACGGTGCTCGCGGTGAACACCACCGCATCGCCGATCCGCAGGTTGTGCGTCACCGACACAGTCAGGATGTTCGTCGCAATGGTCTGCGAAGAGCAGGTCAGATCCGGCTCGCGGATGCGCAGGTCGGTCGCGTTGGTCAGCGCCTCCGAGAACAGGTCGATAGCCGTGACGTAGTTGCACAGCAGGGCGCCAGCCGCTTCCTTGACTTGCAGCGGGGTGGCGGTGTTGACGATGCCGCCCACGTTGGCAGGGGTCTGCCACGACACCTCGGGCACCGAGTACGGGGCCACCACAGCCGCCGCACCTGCAGTCATCGTCAGACGCGCCGCGTCACCAGCGACCAGCGTGGTCGGGGCGACCGCCGTCCGCACCACGCCGCCCACCGTGAGCGGGCTAGTACCCGCTGCGGCGTCTTCAGCCGCAGGGCCGCCCGTGATCGTCG